CTCTTTTTCATTGGGTTAATAGGTGTTATTACTTATGTAGTCGGTATCAATATTCAAGTCTATCTGTTATAATAAAAATGTTTGAACAGCTCCTTAACCTCTGCCTTCATATAGTTAGGGTGATGAGCTACAAATCGATCTTTGTTAAGGTAGTAGATAACTAACTTACGACACTTCATACCTGTCATCTGCTCATATAAGTAAGCATAGATGGATAGCTGCATACCATAAGTAGAATGCTCACATACAGGAAGGTGCTCAAGTGGCTCAAGCATCCAATCCTTATACATTGAACTGAACCTATAACGCTTATTAGTCTTGAAATCACCAACAGTGAATGTATTATCAGAATGGACGTAGAATAGATCAGCCAATCCGGAGATCTTAAACTCTTCACTCCATACAAGCTGCTCACATAGAACCTTCTTATACTTATCTACATTCCAACCAGCACACTTATCGTAAGTCTTAAACAACCAACCCCAATCAGCTTTCTCTTCACCGAATGAAATATAATCCTCAAGCAGCTTATGAATCTCTGTACCACGGTCACATGCTCTATTCTTTTCTTTATCCCACATCTCCAGGACAACCTCTTTCGAGACACCTTCACGGGCAGCTACTCGAGTCGCAGTTGCGTCAGAGTCGAATGGCTTCTTGTACTTGCCTAATAGAGTAGTAACAGATGTATACTTCTCCCCAGTCTCGTTATGAGTATATGTATGCGACGGCTCGTCGAATGTAATTGGTGCTTTCATTTTCTTATACCTAATTATATCATTGTTCCTTATAATAATCAACTGCTTTCTGATTAAATAAATGTATGGCAGGTATTAAGATCAGTGAACTTCCGGAAGCAAGTAGCATTTGTGGCAACGAGCTTGTAGCAATCGTGCAGAATAGCTGCACTAAATTTGTAAGTGCATCAGCTATTGGTAGTACAGGAGGAGATAACATTACAGATATTACTGCAGCATGTGGTCTTGTTGGTGGTGGTAACGCTGGAAGCGTTAACATTTCAATGGATACCAATTGTTATAACAAATATAACAATACAACAATAACTCTTGCAGCAGCAAGTGCTAATTGGGAGAGCACTTATTCTACTCTTGAAGGTCTTAGTGGTAACTGGGATCAATCAGGTTGCACTGGTCTTAATTGCGTTGGCGATATTACAGGACTTTGTGTAGGTAGTGGTATTACAGGTGGAGGCACATCTGGTGATGTATCTGTATGCATTGATGCTGTTTGTAGTACTGCTTGGAATGGCACAACATCAGTAGTAGCTGCTAACTCAGCTTCATGGATTGGTGGTACAGGAGACATTACAGGTGTTACAGCTGGTACATTACTCTCCGGTGGTGCTACATCAGGAGATGCTACATTAGGTATTGACTCTGGTGCTCTTGACTACCTCAACCAAAGTGCTTGTGCTGGTCTTAATTGTATTGGTGATATTACAGGACTTTGTGTCGGTGATGGTATTACCGGTGGGGGTGGTACAGGTACTATTTATGTTTGTCTGGATCCTGTTTGTACTACTGCTTGGAATGGTACAACATCAGTAGTAGCTGCTAACTCAGCTACATGGGCAGGTGGTACAACGATAAGTGGATCAGCTAATAGAATAGCTAAATTTGACTCTACAGGTAATAATATAGACGATTCCGTTATAACAGATAATAGTACAAATGTTACTATTAACGCTGATTCCATTGTATGTGGAAATTTAAATGCTAGATCAGTACATCTACCAACACTATCAAGTACTTGTACTGATCCTGGTGTTGCAGGATATGTATATCAAGATGGTCGTGATCTTAAGATATCTTCTGATATTGTTACTGTTTGTGATACAGCTGGTACAGCCTCAACTCTTGCAAGCTCCTGCTTATATTCAGGTATAAGTCACGTTACAGTAGGACCTGCTTCCGGTGCTGATGTTGGAAGCTATTACAAGACGAGTATGGCAAGTGATGATGAACTTACTGTTGCCTTCTATTCTGATGCAGATGAAATTGAAGTTAAGATTGAACGATCTAACTCACTCATTCAAACGTTTATTGATGATATGCCTGTACATGAGTTTGCAAGCGGTGGTTACCAGAACAGACTCTTAAAGCTTAGTCATGATGATAAGAAGATTCGTAAGTATGAGCTTCGTGGTAAGAGTTATGGGTATGGTGGTGTGTATGTTAACGGTTCTAATGAGCATGCTATCTGGCCATATAAGACAAGACGTGAGCGTCCACTACTTGCTATAATGACTGACTCTTATGGTACTGGATTTAATGATATCTTTGGTCGTAGCTTTGCAGAGAAGTTAGCAGAGTTTCTTGATATGGATCTATTCTCTGATTCAATCAACTCAACAGGTTGGTCAACTGCTACAGTTACAACTACAACAAGAGCAGATACTCTTAATGCACTTTCACGAGCACCGGATGTTATATTGGCTTGCTTAGGATTTAATGATAAGTCATCTCCTAACCAGACTAACATCGAGGCTGGTATTGATGACTGGCATGCTGCTGTTATTGCTAAGTATCCTACAGCAGCAATTATGCTTGCAAGTCCATGGACACCGCAAGGAGCTGAAGCCAATTTGACAACAGTGTCAGGTTACATTGCTGGTCGTGCTACTGCACTTGGAGCAGACTTCATTAATATTAATGGTGTTGTTACAGCTGATAATGAGTATATGTATACAAGTGATGATAGTACTCACCCTAACCAAGCTGGTCATGAATTGCTTGCTCGTCGTTTAGAGGCTGGAATGCTTGCTACAGGTAACGTACCAGCAAGTGACTAGTGAGTTGATTTTGCTCATTACCGTATTAAATTATATGGTAATGAGCGTTAAATCACCTGAGTTTGCAGTCTTTAACATAGAGGGAGGAATAGGTAAGCACGTCTGTTCTACTGCTGTTGTTAAGGCATATAAGAATAATCACCCAACTACAAAGATTGTTGTAGTTTGTGCATGGCCAGAGGTCTATCTTAATAATAAAGATGTGCATAGAGTCTACAGGCTTGGTAATGTACCCTATTTTTATCAAGACTATATCTTAGATAAGGATACTAAAGTCTTTACTCAAGAGCCGTATAAAGAGACAGCTCATATTACTAAGCAGCATCACCTTATTAAGACTTGGTGTGATATGATTGGTATCAAGTACAATGGAGAAGCTCCCTATATGAACTTTAATATGAGGGAGAAGGCTTATATTGATCCAGAGGTTGCTAAGATTCAAAAGGTAAAGCCTATCCTTATGTTCCAGCCATTTGGTGGTCCAGGAAAGAATCACCAAGCAGAGAACTACTCCTGGGCAAGAGATATTCACCCTGAAGTAGCTCAAGTCATTGTAGACAATCTTAAAGAGCATTATCAGATCATTCACATCTGTTATGACTTCCACCACAAGCTTAATGATGTCATTCGCTTCGAGAAAGAGATACCTAAGAAGCAGCTCTTCAATATGCTGAACTTCTCTGATCGTTGCCTCTTTGTTGACTCCTCTCTACAGCATGCCGCAGCTGCTCTAGGTAAGTCTTCTACTGTTGTATGGGTTGCTACTCAGCCGGAGCTCTTTGGTTATGAGATGCATACCAATATTAAAGCTCCAGTACAACTTCCAAAGGGTACAATTGATTCTTACCTTTATGATTATACATTCACTGGAGCTATTCATGAGTGTCCTTATAACGATGTAAGTGAAATGTTTGATGTAAATGCTATCGTGCAATCGCTCTTACAACCAGCACGACAGCAGCTACAGACACATGAAGAGTTCGCTGCAGGACAGGAGACACCTCCGAGTCCAAGTAAGAGAGCTGCTTCAAAGAAGAAACGTAAATAGTTTCACAAAAGAAAGCCCGATGATCGAAAGACCATCGGGCTTTTTTGTCTTTTAAATTTTAGTAATAGTCTCCGTATATGTCGTTATCATTAACATCCATATCATATACGTCATTCTTAGAGTCTTCATCTACATCATATACATATGACTTAGGATCAGATACATCAGCACTAAGCATTTGCTGGATATTAGAACTAAGAACACCAAACTGAGAGTCATCATAGACCTGCTCATTAACACACTCTTCTGGTGCATTAGGCTCAAAGGAGTTCTCATAGCGCTTAGCACGTACCCTATATACATAGTGACCAAGAAGAGGGTTGATAGATGCAATGTCTTGCTCTCTACGCTCTGTAATCTCATAGATGTTAGCGCAACGACCGCCTGGTCTATCACAACCTAAGCCAACAATCTCAACAAGGTCACCTGCTTTAGGCTCAGCATCATTAAGAGTAGCATAAGCATCATTAGAGCTCATCTGAGCTTGGAAAGTATCAATGTGAACAAAGCCTGTAAACTCATCACCTGGATCGAAACCAAACTGTGAAAGGGCTAAGGCTTCTTCTGAAAGCTCAACATACATCTGCATACCAGAAGCAGCAGAATAGATTGCTGTTGGATGCTCCCCATATAGTAAGTTAGCTTTAGTTAAGTCAAATGGCTTAACATAGTAGTTAATCTCGACACCAAAGTTATTGATTAGATCATTATAAGCCATATCAAAGACAAGCTTTTCAGCTTCCTGATTATCTGCCTTCATGAACTGACCACATGGAGCTGAAGCAGCTGCCATAATGTCTTCAGGCTTACAATTTACATCTCCACAACCCATTACTTATTTCCCTTTCTTTGAACTGTACCTTTTGGGTGACCTTCCTCATCTTCAAACATTACAATCTCAACATCTGAGTTACCAATGCCATTTGTTACACCTGGCTGAAACTCCATAGCATACATCTTAAGAGCATTAATTAGAGGCTGTCCTGCAAGAGTAATAGGTGCACCATTGTGCATACAGTTTCTAACATGTGGACATTTATGCTGATATTCTTGACGCTTAAGGTTCTGATGCTTACGATCACCTGTCATAATACTCTTACCACCCTGCTTAACAGAAACGGCATTAGCATTCATCATGTTATCACCCTGATAATACTCTTTGAATGTCTGCATGTATATATTTATGCCCTTTAGTTCAGAATACAAAAAAAGACTCATGGTTTCCCACGAGTCTTTTTTAAGTTATTTAAATGCAATTAACCTGCTTTAACCTCTTTATTCTTTGGCTGAACTTTAGTTGTTGGAAACTCAGTTTTACCAACCTTATTGCTTTTACCGTCGTTGTAGCTATCACCAAGAGCTTGTGGAGCTCCGTTAGAGTCACCTTTACCAGCTGTAGGCTTGTGAGCTACTTTATTAGCAGCTTGTACTTTTGGTGCACTAGGCATCTCAGCGTGTCCAACTTTGTTGCTCTTACCATCATTATAGTGAGTGTTAAAAGCTTGTGGAGCACCTTCGTTATCCTCTTCAGGTCCAAACTCATCGTCTGTACCTTCGAGTTCGTCAGCAACGTCTTCATCTCCAAGATCGTCACCCTCTTCGCCGCAAGCAGCTTTAAGTAGGTCACAAAGTTGTTGAGCGAGTTCTTTATCAAGTGTAATTGTTACTTCCTCTTCACCAGCAGCATCGTCGTCGCCTTCTTCGCCGAGCTCAGCGTCAGGAGTTGCGTCTTCGATACCAAGCGCGTTAAGGTCGTCTTGTTCCTCCATACCAAAGTCTTCGGAAATAACTTTAGCAAAGAGTTCATCAAATGCGGATTTTTTGGCCATGTAATTATTTATGCCAGCACTTGCATTTTCCAAGGCTTCTGCAGCATTTTCTTCATCTTCTTCTGGTTTTCCTGCAAGCTTACCCTTAGGAGTATCATCCTCAACTCCTGGTGCTTCAGTACCTTCGACTTCTTCTGGATCTTCACAGCCACAGTCTTTGGTAATACCACCATCAGCAAGTGGAGCTTCACCAACGGAAATGTCTTTATCACCGATGATCATATCATTCTTCTCAGAAACTACAACCTCTTCACCGAGCTTGCTATAAACGTCACCAAGATCTTTAAGGTCTTTTTTCTTAGCCATACTATTATTTAGTTTGAGTTGCCTAAAAAACCATTAAAAGTTGAAACTTTACCAGTCATGATTAAATAAATACTGACTATGGCTGATAAAAACGATGGCAGATACTATATGGGTAATGAAAACTTACCTAATAGAAACTGGAAAGGTGAGTATACACCTGAGAAGATAGCTGCTCTTAAGAAGGCAAAGAAGAACATTCTATACTTTGCTGAGAACTTCTTCTATATTGTTAGCTTGGATCATGGTAAGCAGAAGATTAAGCTCTATCCAGCACAGAAGAGAGCATTAAGAAACATGAGAGACAATCGTTTCTATATTCTATTAGCTTCTCGTCAGATTGGTAAGTCTACTCTTATGACAATCTACCTTCTATGGCAAGCTTGCTTCCAGAAGGATCAACGTATTCTTCTTGTAGCGAACAAAGAGGCTACTGCTATTGAAATCTTCTCTCGTGTTAGAATGGCTTATGAGGAACTTCCTAACTGGCTTAAGCCACCAGTAAAGGAATATGCTAAGACCTCTATGACTCTTGAGAATGGTTCTCGTATTGGTATTACAACTACAACCGGTACAGCTGCTCGTGGTCAGTCCGTTAACTGTTTGGTTATTGATGAGATGGCTTTCATTGAGAACCATTTGGTGGATGAGTTTTGGAAATCTGTTTATCCAATTATTTCATCCTCTAAGAAATCTAAAGCATTCATTTGTTCTACTGCTAATGGTACACAGAATCTTTTCTATAAGATTTATAATGAGGCAGAGACTAATCCTGATAGTGCTTGGGACTGTGGTAAGATTATGTGGAATGAGGTTCCAGGTCGAGATGAGAAATGGGCTGCTGATACTAGAGCATCTATTGGTTCAGAGGAAGCTTGGCGACAGGAGTTCTGTTGTGAGTGGATTAACTCTGGTGAGTCTTCTCTTGATGATGAGCTCTATGAGAAGATGGAACAGACTATCTGTGATCCTAAAGTAGTGCTTGATGATGGCTGCTATAAGATTTGGGAAGAGGCTGACTCGTCAAGAATTTATGCTGCTGGTGTTGATACAGCTGAAGGTGTTGGTAAAGATAGCTCAGTAGTTCAGGTATTGGATATAACTGATCCTGCTGAAATTAGACAAGTAGCAGTATATAAGAATAACAAAATCTCTCCTCTAGAGTTTAGTAATAAGGTTCATCAGATACTTCGCAACTATGGCTCTTGCCTTGCTCTTATTGAGCGTAACAACTGCGGTGCACAGGTTGTAGATAGATTGCTACATGATATGGGCTACCCTAAGCTTGTTAGTTATGGTAATGCTAAAGCTCATAGAAAGAATAGAATGTATGGTATGATTGCTCATACTAATACTAAGCATAAAGGTATCATGAACATGCGCTATTGGATGAATGACCTTCACTCTATTGTAATGCGGGATGAGGAAACATTATTAGAGTTTAAGGACTTTGTTCGTTACCCTAATGGTACATGGAAAGCACAGAAGGGTAAGCATGATGATATGGTTATGGCGATGATGTATGCTTACTACGTTCTCGATAACGATATTGCTGAGCAGTTCTTCGAGATTATTGAGAAGGATGATACTGGCCGGCCTAAGATTATTGAGCCTATGGACTTCGGTTTACAGCTCTTTGAAGATCCTACATCCATTTATAATAATGAGAACATGGCTGGTGGTAGTCCAGATCTCAATCCAGTCTATTGGGGCATGAGTGATGGTACTGAATCAGAAATGGGTGATGATTATTATGAGCTATTAGATGCTGGATTCACCCCACTGTAGATTAAATAAGAGTATGGCTAATCAATCCTTTCTTAATAAGAGTAGAGCAGATAAGTTTAAGCTTGTCTTCTCTATACCACCAGCATTGCTGAAGATTGACTCTAAGAACGATAGGAGTACATTTAATATTAATCAGAATGCTATGCAGTTCTCAGTATATGGTTCTGTTGTACCTGCTGTTACAGTACCAGCTATTGATATTCGCTATGCAGGTTCTAATCTTTATAACTCCTCTCTTGCCAAGGAACCTTACGAACCTGTAACAATCAACTTTAATATTGATAATGATTATAATAACTACTGGGTATGTTATAAGTGGCTTGATCTTATGCATGATGAAAAGGAAGGTGTATTTGATGCAAGTGACATTGCTGCTGACGAAGACTTTAGACAGTATCAAACTGACATGACTCTTTATGGATTGGATGAATATAATAAGGAACGTATCAAGTTTACATATACAAAAGCATTTCCAACATCTGTAGGTGCAATTGAATACAACTACCAGAAAGAGACAGAGATATCAAGTTCTCTCACATTCGTCTTCTCACAACTTCATACAGAATTGTTGTAAAGAAAAATAGATTTACAAATGAAAAGCCATAAATAATAGTATGGCAAGACGAACTATTCAATCGCCAGGAGTTGAGATTCGTGAAAGTGATTTATCACTTCGCACTGCAACAACTGGCACTACTACTTACGTAGCTGGCTTTGCATCTGAAGGACCTACTGACGAAGTTGTTGGACTCGGAAATATTTCTGAGTTCGAGCAAATCTTCGGTACTCCAAAGACAGCAGCTGAACGCTACTTCTACCACACTACACGTGCTACACTAAATTCTACAGGTGCTGTACTCGTTAACCGCTTACCTTATGGTGCTGAGTCCGGAGGAGGATTTGGTTCTAAGATTAGTGTGTTGGCATACCCGGCAGTTGTTTGGGATCGCGACAGTGACGCAATCGTAACTGACGCAGAAACAGAGAATGCTACTTACCTTCTCGGTGCTCCAACTCAGTTCGAAATGACTTCTGAAGAGTATCTTCAATATAAGAATGGTGAGCTTTTTGAACAAAGCAACACGCTTAAGACATCATTTACTGGTCTTACTGACCTTAGTGGTGCTGCTCTTGTTGTTGTTAACAAAGCACAGACCGTTATTGATGGTCAGTTCAATGGTTATTATGTTGGTGTTTCTGATAACACTAACCTTAACCCTGCAACAGACTTCGATGCTATTCGCAATGTTAAGACAGTAACAGGTTCTCCAACCTCTTCAGGTCTTAGCTCGTTTACAGATGTTCCAGCTTCTCGCTTTGAGTTCTCTCTCACAGCTACTCCTGAATTTGGTACTAACCCTGCTACTAATTCCGTATCACAGGTTATGGAAGATCGTATCGTTGGTTATGACATTGGTGATCGTGAGTTTGATGATACATTGAACTTCGGTGTATTCAAGCTTCGTCAGTCAGTATTCTCTAAGGATGCTAATCGACTCGATTATCTTCTTGAGGAAGGCTATAACGGCTCTATTGGCCAGTATCGTCAGCGTAACTCAGAGAATGGTGGTGCACCAATTAACTTCTCACTTGACTCGGTAGAGGATCAATCACGCAACGTTGATATCGTTGTTAACCCTTTTGTTGCTGATGCCCTTAATGGTGTACAGCTTAATGCAGACGGTACTCCTAAGAAGAAGATTCGTGTCTATACAGAATCATTCAAAACAGCTCTTGCTGCTGGTGATATCTCAACAGACGCTGCTGGTCTTCCAGTTGACTTCTTTACTGCTGACTTCGGTGGTGAAGTTGCTAAAGCTGATAGTCTTATTCCTCTCGGTTCTTACGGTGAAGTAAGTCTTAAATCTAAAGAGATTGGATCTATTCCACTTAAGCTTGATCGTGCTCTTGATCGTATTCGTAATGATCGTAAGTTTGACATCGATATTATTGCTGAAGGTGGTCTTGGTACTATTCACACTTACATGGAGACAGCTAATGCTTCTCTCTCTGCTCGTGGTTTTGATGATACTCGTACTACAACAGCTATCGAAGCTCTTCGTACATCGAATGATCTTGATTCTGATGGAGAAGAAGCCCGTACAGCTTATACAACTATCTTTAACCGCTTTGCAACATTTGCTGGTCCTGTTAAGGATGGTGGTCGTGGTGATATTCTTTTCATTGCTGATCCAATTCGACAGCTTCTTGTTGCTGGTAAGTCCTCTAAGGTACAAAAAGATCCTACTAAGAACTTCTACGTAGACATCTACTGGGCACTTCGCCATCAGTTCTCACTTGCTAATACATCCTATGCAACAGTGTTTGCTAACTGGATGAAAGTGTATGATAACTATACTGGCCTTTACATCTACGTTCCATCTTCTGGATTTGCTTCCGCTAAGATGGCTTCTACAGATGCTCAGATCGGACCATGGGGTGCACCTGCTGGATTCAATCGTGGTATTATTCAAGATGCTGATGATATTGCAATCAGCCCTAACCAACGTCAGCGTGATGATCTTTATACTGTTAACCTTAACCCTATTGCAAACTTTGCTGATCAGGGTAATGTGTTCTTCGGTCAGAAGACTCTCCTCAAGAAGCCAAGTGCATTCGATCGTATTAACGTTCGTCGTACTTTCCTCTACCTTGAGAAGATCACTAAGAAGACAATGCAGTTCTTCCTCTTTGAGAACAACACATTGTTTACTCGTACAAGAGTAGCTAATACTTTGACACCATTCTTTGAGCGTGTTAAAGCTGCT